AACCCGGAAAAGGGTTTGGGTATATGGCTATGAATGTCCAAGTAAGGAAAGCCGCAAATCTCCTTACCAAGATGACGAACGACATATGGACTCCTTCTGAAGTTCAAGAGACAATATGGTCTTGGGCTAAAACTGCGCTTGAGTTAGCCTCAGAAGTTGGCAGACCTGTTCAGCAGCTTGTTAGGGACAAGTCAATCACTGACGATTTGATCAACGCAACGCCAGACTTTAGGACACTATTCCATGCCCCCGAATACCAAACAATCCTTGAAGGCGCAGGATACGCAGAACAACTCAGAAAGCTTGTCGCTCCTAGTAGAGATAATGAACTTGCAGCGCAAAAAAAATCCAGTGCTGGAAGCCAAGCAGAGGAAATTACTCCAAATCCTCGCCACCTTATCGACGCCGCAAGAAGACTTGAAACGCTTCGCCAAAAAAGAATAAGAGAAAAAGCAAAGACAGTAGCGCGTAATAAGCTGTCTGTTGCCAAGTATTCTGGCGCTAAGACTACTCCTGCCACAAAGATATTTGGCGGCTCACAGATAGCCCCCGTATGGGCTATGCCCAATACGACACCGTCTTCGGATAAGATAGATAACCTTCGTTTCCTATTCCAAGACAGGTTCCTTGATCTTGATAAAGTCATTCAGGCGGTCAAGGCTACCGGCATACAAATTTCAGATCAATTCAACGCCTATCTTAAAGAGACGTTGTTCCACGGCAGGGTAGCCAAACAGTCTCTGGACTTTACGCGGCAAGAAATTGACCCCTTGTTGCAAGACATGAAAGCGCGTGGCGTTTCAATTGGCGATATTGAGAAGTATCTCCATAACCGTCATGCTGAAGAGCGCAATGATTATATAGCCACTATCAACACATCATTCCCCGATGGTGGCTCTGGCATCAAGACGAAAGATGCCCGTAACTATTTAAATGGGCTTTCGCCTACACAACGCTCTAACTACATTGCTATCTCTGCAAAAATTGATGCAATGATGCAGAAGACAAACATTCTTCGCGTCAGTTCAGGTCTGGCAGAGCAGGGTCTTGTGGATGCTTGGAACAACACTTACAAGCACTACGTGCCTTTGCAGCGCGACATGAAAGATAGCGATGACGAAACCAACCAGCGCAGTATTGGTCAGGGTTTCTCCGTCTCTGAGCGTATGAAACGCGCAATGGGTTCTACCTATGATGTAGAGAATATTCTTTCGAATATTGTTGCAGAGCGTGAACGCATCATTGTTAAGGCAGAAAAGAACAATGTAACAAAGTCTATCTTCAACCTTGCTTTGATGGCTCCCAACTCAGACTTTTGGCTTGCGGTTGATATTGAGAACGGCAAGAACGCTCTCAAAAACTTGACCTCACTACTTAATATGGGGTTAAGCCTTACCGATGCTACCAATATAGCCGCCGAACCAATGTCCCGGGAATTTGACCCGGCGACAGGTCATGTTGTAACGCGTTTAAACCCTACGTTACGTAGAGCGGATAACGTTCTTCATGTAATGATTGACGGCAAGGAAAAGATTTTAATTTTCAACAAGAAGAACAAAGAGGCCAATCGCCTTGTCAGGACTCTTAAAAACCTAGACATGCAAAGCATGGGCTATGTCATGGGTTCTGTAGCTAACATTACCCGCTACTTTGCTTCGGTTAATACCCAATACAACCCGATCTTTGGCGTGATTAACTTTATGCGTGACGTTCAGACTGGCTTGTTGAACCTTACAAATACGCCTATCGCAAACAAAAAGAGTCAAGTTCTTGCTGATACGTTCCCCGCTTTGCGTGGTATCTGGGATCAAATTAGGAAAGACGCCAAGGGTCAGGCTTCTACGAATTATTGGGGTAAGTTGTATAAAGAGTTTGAAGATGCGGGTGGCCCCACAGGTTATCGTGAGATGTTTACAACCAGCGAAGACCGTTCTGACGCCTTGGCTAAAGAGTTTAAACGTCTTTCAGAAGGTAAGATTAAGGCTGGTGGACGCGCCGTCTTTACCGCGTTGTCCGACTACAACACGGCAATGGAAAATGCTGTGCGGTTGTCTGCCTATGACGCAGCTAAAAAGAGCGGCCTGTCCATACCACAGGCTGCGTATCTTGCTAAGAACTTGACCGTTAACTTCAACAAGAAGGGCGATCTCACTCGTGAGATGGGAGCCTTGTATGCATTCTTTAACGCATCCGTCCAAGGCACTGCGCGTATTGCCCAGACGTTGGCTGGCCCTGCCGGTAGGAAGATTATCAGCGGCGGTCTGTTGTTGGGATCAATGCAAGCTATGTTGCTAGCTCAAGCTGGGTTTGGTGACGATGAGCCGCCAGACTTTATCAAGGAAAAGAACATCATCATCCCGACCGGCAATGGTAAATACATCACCATCCCCATGCCGCTAGGTTTTAACTTGATTCCCAATGTCTCGCGGGTATTGACTGAGATCATGTTAGAAGAAAGGCCAAACCTTCCCAAGAAGCTGTCTGGGCTTTTTAGTTCAACATTCTCAGCCCTATCCCCGACCGGTGGTGGCCCTGTAGTTCAGATGCTTACGCCGACGATTGCTGACCCTATCGTAGCCTTGGCGCAAAACAAAGACGCCTTTGGACGCCGTATCTATAAAGAAGACTTTAGCGGTAGTAAACCGACTGCGGGTTACTTGAGAACCAAGGAAACCGCTACGCCGTGGGCCAAGGGCTTGGCTGAGTTCCTGAACTACGCATCAGGCGGAACACAGTTTAAACAAGGCGTCTTTAGCCCGACTCCTGATCAGATTGATTATCTGATCGGTCAGGCTACGGGTGGTGTGGGTCGTGAGGCTTCTAAGTTTGCCCAGACCTTTACCAGCCTTTCGACTGGGGAAGAGTTGCCCTCCTACAAGGTGCCGTTGGTCAGCCGCTTCTTTGGGGATACCAAGGAAACCGCAGCCGAAGCCAACAAGTTCTATGAGAACTTAAAGCGTTTAAACGAACACGGAGCAGAGCTTGACGGCTACCGTAAAAACCCGGGTGCCGGAAACGTTGGTGAGTATCTGAAAGAAAACCCTGAAGCTCGGCTGGTAGCAATGGCTCGTCACACGCAGGAAATACTGTCCAACATCAACAAACAGAAGCGTTTGGCGATACAAAGGGAGCTTCCTAAAGAACGCGTCAAGCAGTTGGAAGAGTTGGCTAGGGTGCAGATGCACCGGCTGAACGATAGGATAGAGGCGCTTCGTTGAGACCAATATGGACGCAGGTAGATAATCTTTTTACCAAAGATGAATGCAACCAAATAATAGAAGTCAGTAAGGAGAGGCTAGTCTCTGCGGAGACAAATAAAGACGGAGAACCAAGCAAGAAGACTTGGGGAAGAAGGAGCCAGATATGCTGGATAGACTCTCAATCGTGTTTAAACGCTTTGGTAGCTCGTGCAGCACGGTTGTTAACTGAGATTAGTTTATCTGAACACTGTTTAAACATAGACTTCATTGAGAACCCTCAGTTTACCCAATACAAACCATTTGATTATTATAGAAAACATAAAGACGTTGGGTTTGGTGGGCCTCACAGATTAATGTCGGCAACCATAGAACTGACTAATCCAAAGGATTATGTAGGCGGTGGCGTGTGGATAGACTCTCTTGGTGGAACCAAACCACGTTTAAACCAAGGCTCAATGGTTGCATTCCCCAGCATCCTCAACCACTCTGCTTTGCCGGTATGGTTTGGGACACGCTACTCCATGGTTATCTGGGCGCATTTCATAGGCGAAAAAAACCCCCCGACACCGCCACAGGAGGGGCAATGCGGAGGGTTAAAAAGGCGTGGTGAGAGGGAGGTATCACCAGCCTTTTAGGGTCATTCTATGCGCCAGACTCTCATGCCACCATCTGATTTACGCACCACATACTTTTTCCCGCCAATCTTGTGTTTCCTCAGAAGGCCCATGATTGCTGCGTAGGTCTTGTTTGGAATCATCACAGACTGATTTGGTTGCATGGTTGCAAACGGATACTTGCTCTTCCGGTTATATTTCTTCGGAGGAACTGGCACATCCATTTCAACCTCATAGGCTCTTGCACCGCTCATGTAACTCATTTTCTGTTCCATATCTTTCTTCAAACTCCCTCTTGAACGGGTGCCGAGACACAGCTATATCATTATTTATTCCACCACGATGATGAGTAGGACACAAAGGTATAGTTTCTAAATGAGACTGCCTTTTACCACTCTTCAATATATGATGAATGTCTGCTGGCGAGTATATACCATTTAAACGGCACACAATGCAACCTATATCAGCTAGGTGTTGCAGCCACTTCTTCTCCTGCTTTGTCATCTTGATATGGCCTATACATCCAAAGAGGACAAGAATAACCGGTGCAGTTAGTCACATCAACACGGCGGTATTGAACACAACATAAACACATGGCTTTTATGGCCGAGCGGGGGGAGGAAGCCCCGTCAAACGCTTTCTTTATGACTCCCCCATACATTGCCCCTGCCGCCTCTATTTCTTCCAAAACACGCTGGTTTCTCGTCTTCATCAGAAGGGTGGGTTCCCAACATCCCAGCTTTCGTATTCCTTGATCATTAAGTCCCACTTCTCCTGTTTATCTGGGTTTGTCAGTTCAGAACGAGATTTGATTCCCAGAATAGAGTGCAAGGCTTCGACTGCCTGTTCCTCAGACTTTTGGGTAATCTCCCCCAATACTTCCAGCCACTCCCAGAAACGTTTGTTACGGCAGAGTATACCTGCCGCAGACACCACGCCATTGGTCTTTCTGGGGTAAGGGGTTTGGTCTTCGTTTAAACGCACAGCAACGACCTGATACCTAGCCCCGACAAAATCCCTGAGTATTTCTTCAGGGACTTCGTCTGGGTGCATCAACAGAGTCAGGACGTAGCCATTCTTGTCCTGTTTCAGGGCAAGTTTGACCGCCTCAAACTGAATGGTTTCCATGATTAAAAGGGGATATCTTCGTCATCAGCGGCTTTGCTTGAAGCATTGCTGGAAGCGTTGCCAGCGTTATATGGCTTTTTGATGCTGACCGATATAAAGCTGTTTCCAGCATTCGACTCTTTATCCCAACCAGCCAGATCAAGAATGACCGGCTCTTTTGCCTTGTATCTGGAAATAATGTATTCCAATACCTCATCAGCGATAAGAATCCCCCCACTATAATTGGGTGACTTGCCTTCTGCTTTGCGATGCAAAAGAATACCGCTGTTCGGGTAGGTGAAAGTCAGTGGTTTGTTTTGAGCCATTATTGCTTTTCCTTCGCTTGTTGTTTAAACGTTGCTTCAAGGGCTTCATACATCGGATGGCTGAAGGCTTTGACGCGGGTAAGTGCTGCCTTGTTGATCTTCCAGAACTCGCGTAGACCGTCTTTGGTTTCGATAGACGGCAACCACTCGTTCATGAAGGTCACGATCCAATCAACACAAATCGCTTCGTCCTTGCCGACCGGAGGAACAGCCTCTGGGAATACCGGCTTTTTAAACTCAGCTTCCAAAACGTCGGTTGCCAAAGCTTTGCCGATATCTACCGCCTTTACTTCGGCCTTGGGTTTAGTTTCGCTATCATTTTCTGGGGGAACGTCTTCGCCAGAATAAATATATAGCCCGATACCGTGAAGTGCTATGGCTTTCGCAAGGCAACGTTGCATAGCTACGTTAACTTGAAATGCATCAGGCTCAACAATCGCCTTGTTCTTGTAATCCATTACCGGCAATTGGGCTGTGCGTTTACGCCCAAAAGCTGAGACAGTGCAGAACACCATCATAGTGGATTGATAAATCTTAGGCTCACCATACTCCCAGCTTGCCGTATCGTCCAAACGCATAAGCTGATCTACCGCCCAAGCCCATGACAGGTAAGAAAGGTTGTTCTTTTTCTCAATGTGTTCGTTTACATTGATTGCTGCTAACTCTGCATATTTCATACTGCCTCCGATTGATATTGATCACACCATTCTGCTACGCGGCAAAAGTTACCCTTACAACGGGTTGGTTCGGCTGGCCGCGTTACAACCAACAACCCGTTTGCTGCTGCAAACAAATCAGCATCCATCTTCTTATCAAACACCCGCGTTGCTCTTTTTGCTCCAGTCTTCATTGCGGCGTAAGTCTCTTGCCTACGCCACTGATCCGCGTCACTGCACAGCGGAAGATCACCACCCAACGTGCGGGTCGTGTCCGCTTCTGCATGTCTGTGTAAACAGTCCAGAACGAACGCCTCACGTTTAGCCATATCCCAAAGCGGTATATCAATAACCACCAAGGGAGTTTTGGGGTAGTTGTCCTTAACGGCATCCCGCCTATTCCAGTCACGGCAGAAAGCGTAAATCTTCAGACCCTTGATGTTGTGGCCTTTGACCTTCTCAACCAACCATGCATACATGTTAAGTTGGTATTCCCAATCCGGCTTCTCATTCATGACCGCCCAGACTGAGGTGAACTTGTAGTCACCGATAGTTGTTCCGTCTACCTCTATGTCCTGCATGTCAATGGCACCGCTGATGTTCCAGCCATTGATCTTGGCAAACAGGCGCTCTTCTTTAATCTCCTGCCCCTTGGAATTCTCAATCAAGGCATGGCCTAGCTTGCCCATGATCAAGAACATCATTTCGCTCACATCCTGCGTCATCTTTGCCGCGTGAATCTTTTTCATATTGACTACGCGAGGACTATCTATAAGCTGAGTCACTGTAATGTCGGAGTGACCAGAGTTGTAGCTATCATTCTTTACCAGATTTACTATTGACTCCGGTAGGTTATGGATGTTTGTTATTTGCATTTTACCCTCTTGTGTATTAACATACCAGCGAATACTACCGCTTGATAGTATTAAACGCAACAAGTATTAAATAGGATGACAAGATATGATAAATAGCCGCACGAAAGGGGCATCCGCAGAGCGGGAAGTCTTTGCTTTAATCAGCGAAGCCTTGGGGATAAAGGTAGAGCGCAACCTAGTCCAGACCAGAGACGGCGGCTACGATACTGCTGTTGGGGGATGGGCCATAGAAGTGAAGAGGCAGGAGATTTTACACCTACCGGATTGGTGGCGGCAATGCTGTGAACAGGCAAAGAACGCCCACTTCAAACCCATGCTTATATATAGGAAGTCCAGACAGCCATGGATGGCGAGGGTGCTTACCAAAGACTTGGTTGAAACCTACGGCTGTTTAAACGAAGCGCCGGGTATCGTGGAGCTAGACCTCCCGGGAGCCATCCTACTGATACGTTTAAACTTTGTAGACATCTGCGAACTTTCGCCCCCAAACTTCCCGTGAACAGTTTGTTTTACAAACTTAAAATTTTGTCTATGAAAAAGGGTTGTTAATGGATATAAATTCTTCAAAAGGGCAGAAATCTTTGTTAGATGAACGCCGGATGGCTAAGTGGCTTGAGGAAAAATTTAAACTTCAATACATTGAAACTCCTAAAAATTTTCCCGCAATAATTGACGCGGTGTTGGTTAAGGGGGGGGAAATGAAGGGGATTGTTGAAACAAAATGCAGATACAAACTTACGCTGGAAAAGTTTAACACTGCGTTTGAATCTAAGTGGCTTATTACATGGGCTAAAGTGCAAAACGCAATTACCATTGCAAATTCTTTGGGTGTGCCTTGCGTTGGGTTTCTTTATTTAGTGGACGAAAATATCCTTTTGTCTCAAAAAATATCAGAGCCGGATGGAAAGTTGTCGGTAAATATTAGTTTATCCACAACGGAGACTCAGGCAACTATAAATGGTGGTCTTGCAGTGAGGACTAATGCTTTCATTGACATGCGTAAAGCTAAGGTTTTTTGTTTAAACGATAACCGTTAATATTAAGTTAACTTTGTAATTTAAAAAAATTAAATAAACCTTGTCAGGCTTTGCAGTTTTTTGCTATGCTTTCACTGACCTGAAAAACACAGGCCGCGTGTAGTAACGCGAACATGAAGACACCAGACCCCATACGCATGGGTTTCGGTTGTGTTGAGTTTGTCTTCAACTCATTACTACCGCGACCTGAAACCCAGCCGTATGGGGTTTTTTCGTCCGCACTCCAAGCGATATCAAGAGCCATGACCGTGGCTGCGTGGAAGCAAAGCGGTTGCGCTATGTTGACCCCAGCGCAGTGAGCCTTGGTATGGGACTCACACGAACAGGCTAAAGGTTGCCAAATCGTCTGACCCTACGTTACGGGTGCCTGTAAGACGAAATACCCACTCCGGTGAGTGCTGGCCTAGGATGCGATTGATACTTTCTAGGTGGGCGTGGGGGGGGGCAACCCTTCGGGGTCTCCTATTGTTTAAACAAATAGTGATGGTTGTTAACAAACCCCAATTGATGGTTGCTAACAAACCTCAGTTCGCAGGAAGACGTACCTTTCGCAGGAAGATGTACCTCATGTTGCATGTTGCAGACCCTAGCACACACAACACGCAACAAGAAATACAACTATCCAATACGTCAACCATATAATATACTCATTCATTCTGTAAATAATACTATGCATCGTGTCAACGGATGTATACAATTTTCGTTGTGCTGTATTCATGTCATAGAAAGGATTACCATGGATGATATTCACAGTCTGCTATGGGGTGAAACTATTGATGGGCTATCTATGTTAGGGATACTGATGCAAAGACAACCAAACCCTGACGTAGAGATGGCGGAGTTGACGGTGAACATGGCAAAGGCGTTCACCCCACTAGAGGTAGCCAAAGCAAGAAAAGACATAGACGAGTTTCTTTTAAAAAGAGCGATTGAATATTTTGGAGGAATGAAATGAAAAAAGCAGCAGCAATACGAAAGATGTTACTTGCCGGTTTGAAGGTGGATTTAATTATAAAGAAGCTGTCCGTCAGCAAGAGTTATGTTTACTTTGTTAAAGAAAAAATGAACTTGATTAAAGAAAAAATGAAAAATAGTAAGGGTCAGCGGGTTGTATTAACAACTACCCAAGTTGCAATAGCTAAAAAATTAGGGGTGCCTATCGGTGTTTATGCGCGGGAACTAATCAAACTGCGTAAGGTAAAACCTTCCAAGCTTGCTCCGTTAGCTAAGAAATGGAAAAAAGAAAACCCATGGTTTGGCGTGGATGAGGAGAAGACCGCCCTAGCTTTAGTCACACACGATAAGCTTGTAAAGCAAGGGTTCAACCCAAAGACCAAAAAATATTACGATGCTATTGATGCGAGGATGAATATAAATAAGCAAGTGTTTAAACTTGCTCCGGTTAAGCAAGAGGGTAAACCGCTGGATATAAAAGTTGGGTCGGAAATTGGTGGGCTTACGCTGACCAAACGCAAAGATAAAACGTATAAGTGGGTGCGGAATGATTTGTTGGAGAAGGCTAAGAAAGATGGGTTCTTTGCAACCCCCCCGCTTGACCTGATCAACCATCCTCCGCACTACACGGCGGGTGGCATTGAGGTGATTGACTTCATCGAAGCGAAGGGGCTGGGTTACAACTTGGGCAACGTGGTGAAGTATGTCTCACGGTCTGCGTTGAAAGGTAACTCACTGGATGATCTACGCAAGGCCGCGTGGTATCTGGATCGTGAGATTAACAAGGAAGCGAAATGACCCAAGCTGAATTCCGCGTAGTCCTTGAGAAGTTTATGACCGCACGTAAACGCTACTTCGACACACGCACTGCTGTTGCATCTAAGGCATGGAAGGCTGCTGACTTGGAGTTGGCATTGGCATACAACGAGTATGTGAAGGGGAAGAAATGAAAATGTCAAAAGCCGAGGTA